GTTTATCCACCCCGCCTTGTCGTGCGGCTTGGTTGCTGCGCAATGAGCGCACCGCCACAATCACCACAAACTTGGCAGAGGTGCGAAACGCATTGCCTCGTACCGTCATCTGCTCAATACGCGCACCACCGAACGTTACTAACACCATTGGCAAACGCCCCGTACCCAGGCTTTCATCGTCCAGCTCACCACCGTAGCTTTTTACGGTGTTAGCAAGTTGTCCCAAGCCACGTGTCAAGCGGTCAACCAGTGCATTCTCAATTTCGGTTATCACGGCCAAAAATCCTATTGTTCGGATTAGTAAACATCACCACATTGCCATCGCTTTGTTGGTCGTCTTCAATGTCAATACCGAGCGAAATCTTCCCAGCTGCCAAGTCCTCAAGCTCTTTTAAACTCAATTTATAGCGCGTGATAATTTCGTCAGTAATCGTCACTTCCGACATACTCGCCAAGCGATAGCGGGTAAGATCACAACAAATACGGGTTAGGTTTTGCGGGATTGTCGGCAACGGTAAGCGATAACGCGCACTTAAATAACCATCGATTTGGCTTGTGCTATCCGAAAGCGCAATGGTCAGCACGCTTTCATTCACTACGCCTTCACGGTCACGGTCGGTCAGTTGGATTGCCTGAAACTCGCCAATGCGTAAAACAAAATCTTTTACCGTTGCATACATGATTTAATCCTCACACACCGGAACAAGCTCTAACCAAGGGTCTTCCGCAAGCGTTAAAGTTTGTTCCGCCGTTAAGTCATCCGCTGCGATGTAAACCGCCTCGGTTTTGTTAAAGCGATAACCGCAACGCCCATAGGTTGCCTGCGGGTGGATTTCACGCAATTTCACCGAATAACCGATAGGCACAATCACTTGCCCTTCTTTGTCGTCCGATTCATCGTGTTTTTCTACCGCACTTTCAGCGTTATCCGCACCGGTTTCGGTTTGGATTTGCGCTTGTTCTTCCGGTGCCGTTTGCACGTCTTGCGCTACTTCGTCTTTTTGGTTTTTCTTAGCCATAATTAACTCCTAGGGCGGTTTCCCGCCCTGATTGGTTATTCGTTAATGAATGGAGAGGCGAGCACATCCAATTCACTTTCAAGGATGTTGGTTGTGCCGTTGATTTGTTTAGTTTTAAACAATTCTTTTGCCTCATACTCAAGGTTGGTCGGAACCAAAATTAAATTCGGCTGAATGTTTAACGCTTTACCACCGTCACCTTTCAAGCCTTTCATGGTTTGGATGACTTTTTGCACGTTTTCCTTGGTTAATTTGGTTTTTTCCACGCGGTGGATAAGTTGCCAAAAACCGAAACCAGCCGCACCACGGGCACGCACACCCCATAAGTATTCATCTTCCATGAAGACGTGTTCAGATTTTGCCGGGTCAAACTTCGGCTCAATTTCCGGTGCGGTGCGTTTTTGCCAGATTAACGGTTTAATCGGCAAACGGGCGTCCACAATATAGAACGTTGGCGCATCGGTATCTGTCCCCACTGTTAAGTTCACTTGAGTGGTACTGTTGCCTGTGCCATCTACTTTCTCAAACACCGGGTGATCTGTGTCGAAGAAGTTCTGACCGTCGTAACACAGCGTAGATTTACCTTTTTTCAACAAGCTGAATACTTCATCATCAGGTAATTCGGCGGCAGATTGACCCGCTAATTGCATCATTGGCGTATATAGACCGACCTGATCATCTTCAATGTCTTCGCGCGGAATACCGACGGTTGATTCAAATTTTTTGTTAGTAATGCTTGTGCCTTGCGCTTGCATGCTTTGGATTTGACGTTGGCCAACCCATTCACGCATTTTCGGGAATTTACCTAAAAATCCGTAAGTATTGGTTTTCGTTGTGGAAGGAATTTCCATGGCGATTTTCGCCCATTGAGTTGGGTGATTTTCTAAACCTTTGATAAATTCTTTACGAAAGGCTTCGGTGATATGGTTTAACACCTGTGCTTTATTGATTGACATTATTTAGCCTCCTGAGACTGATATTTTTTAATGTAATCCGCATCGCTAATGCCTAGCATTTTTGCGGCGGCTTGTTGTTCTGCGGTTAATGCGACAACATTGCCTTTATTCGGGTCTTCGTTTGCTTGATGACCGCCAGCTAACGCCGCAATCGGCGCAGCTTTATCCAAATAACCGGTTAACGCTTCAATGCTTAGGCTTTGTGCCCATTCTTTCAGCGCCGGTGATAACTTACCTTGTGATAACGCAGCCTGAATCAATGCCTCTTTTTTATCGGTCTCTACCGAGTTTTTAAGCGCATTAAAATCAGCTTGTAATGCCGCCACCTGTTCTACCGGCACGAATTTAGCCGGGTCAGGTTTACCCACTTGCGCAGTTAATGCCACAACAGATTGTTCTTTTTCGGCTAATTTGGCATACACATCCAATACCGCCACTTGGCTGTCGCCTTTAGCCGCAGAAAGTGCGGTCACTTTTTCGGTAATTTCAGCTTCGCTCGCGTCTGCTTTTAAAACAAACAACGTACACAGGGCTTCAAGTAATTTCTTGTCCATTTCTGGCTCGTCCTTTTGTTGATTAAAAAATTGCGCACTGGCGGCAACCATCACTTCGTCCATACCGTCTAAAGCGGGGTTATTGGTCAGTGCAGCGTGAAAGATTTTGCGAACATAACCATTCGTGTCATATGCAAACACGGCAGAGATATAACGATATTCGCCATTTTTGATGTATTCCGCTGCTTTGTCCGTCCAACGGACATCAGCAAAAATCCCTTGCGGGTTAAAATAGAGATATTCCATCCAACCTGCGCTAGGAGCCTCTTTGCCGTTTTGCTGGGAATGTAAGATTTGGTGTTCGTAGTCAATGGGTAGGGGATTTTTCTGACTGTTAGCCAATGCCACAACATCAGCCCCGTTCGTATCGGTTACATACCATGCCTCCACATCTGTCGGTCTGCCGTCAGTAGCTCTAAATTTGCCGTAAGGCAAAAGTTGGATGCGTCCATACTTCGCTTTGTCAATTTCAAAACTACAGGCTGCAAGGGTGAGTTTCATTCGTAAAATCCTGAAAAGTTAATCTAGGATTTCAGAATAATGGAGTTTGAAAAATGAAAAGAGGGGAGCGACTTCCTCACTCCCCTCTAGGTTAGAATTTTTGAAAAAATGAAATTGGATGTTGCATTTAATCTTAAACTATTTTTAAAACCTTTTTAAATCCTTTTAAATCGTTTTAAAAAATTTAATTCGATAAATCACCACTATAATCATAAAAATGCAAATACGCGCGATTTAGAGCTGTTTTATGTTTCATTTAACTACACTCCGAAAATAGGCTTGCACATCCTCCAAGATGTCATCCTCGTCCTGTGGGGTTAAAACCAAGAATGGACGGGCCGGAATATCACTTCCGGGATGATCTACTGATTTTCTGACAATTCCTCCGAATGCCAAGGCTTTTTTAGTGACCGGTTTGATTTTATGGGGACTGGTTTTTCCGCCGAATTGATGGATAGCCGCATATTTTAGGTTTGTCCCAACCTGCGCTTCGTTGTTATCCCAACTCGAATGGATGCTATTTCTTAATGCACCGCTATCAATCAATGGTTTTCCGTCAGGGCGACTTTTCACACCAAGCCAAGTAGGACGCCCACCGGCTTCAAAGTTTTGGTCAACTGCAGATTGCATTGTACCCGCAATCGTACGCATAAGCGGCACATTATATTTCACATGTTGCGCCAATTGTGATAATGCGTGGATAAGTTCTTTTTCGTTGTTGATTTTTACGTCTATCATGTTATAGTGCCTCTAGTCGCCCGTAGCAGCGAATCTCGAAAACTGCGAACGAATGCTATTGGTGCAGGGATTGATGTGTGGGGGTGTTCGAGTCCCACCGGGCGACATATCTATTTAAACGCTTTTCGCCATTGTCGATCACTTGCCAAGTGTTGTGATGTTAAGTAAATCTCATTGCTACCATTAAGCACTTTAATGACAGCTATCAAGCGCCTTGAATCCACTTCCTTGTAGAATTTAAACGTATTTTTACCGTCTTGCTCTATTTTGTCCGGGTTATATAACACGTCCGGTAACCGCGCATAGTCATCAAAATCAAAATCTTGCCCATAACGATTTGCAATTTGCTTAATTAACGAGTCATCAGAAAGCCAAACTGTGGATAAATCAGTTTTAATTTGCCGCTTGGTATCTTCGCTTAACACACCGGCAATAAATTTATAGTTCATCTTAAACCGTTCGCGAATCGGGTTTAAAAATGCCTCACGCTCATTTTTGCCTTTTAACTTTTTATAATCATCAACATAAGGCGCGAATTCTTTTTCGAACTGTTTAAAATCAAATTTAAAGCCTTCACCGCCCATTTCACGTTTAGCAAATTGGTGTGCCAATGATTCAGGATAAAGTGCTAAATTAGGTTTATATACGGTTCGTCCGACATTGTAATCAAAGCCTTTATCCGTAATAATCCATTTATCATCTGACAATTTAAATGCGGTTGTTTTTTCTGTTGTGGTGGCATTGATTTTGCGGTCGTAATCAATCAAACGATCGGCGCTATCCCCAACGACCAGATTGCGGCGTTTAATATCGCGCTCGGCTAATGCGATAACCGAACATCGGCAGTTAAATCCGTTGGGTGGATAAAACGTTGACCAAAACGGATCATCATAGCGATAAACCAAACCGTGCATAGCAGAATGACTTGGGCGGGTACGATCATCATTTACTGCCGAATATTGCCAATAAGGTCGGTTATCTGCGTTATCTCTCATTTCGGCATAGCGCTGAGAAGAATAAGCAGATTGCATGTTGGTGCGATAAATCGTCTCTAATCGGCGTGGTGAGCCAAAATATTCACCGGTTTTCGGATCTGCAAGCAAATATTCTTTGTCATACCCGGCAATCCATCCTTTTTTCTTAAAATGTTCAAAAATTCCTTTTTTCCACTCGCTAAACGGTAAGCCTTGTGCCTGTGCATCAACTAAAGACTGGTAGATGTCTTTACTCATCTCAAGGCTGGATAAATTGGCGATACGCGTTGCTTTTGCTCGGGCGCTATCCATTAAGGCATCTTCGTCAAAATGCCCTAATATGGCCTTTTTATCCCTTAAAAACTCAATGGCTTTTTTCGGTTCTAGCCCCAACACGAAA